ACAAATCGGAGAAGGTGCGTCAAATTGTCGTGATACGCTCGGAGGTAGGAAATCGGGTGGTTTGGATTTGCTGCGCACCAGTCCAAATCAAAAAACCGTTTGGTGACCTCCGCAAAAGTCAGTTCCTCCCGTTCCGGTATGGGTTCGAAAACCGCCTTGGTTTCGCCGTCCATAATCCATGTGACCATCCGCTTTGGTCCGTGGAGCGTATCTTCGACCGTGTAGGAATACGCTTGCTCTGCTGGTTTGCAGCCGCATGAGAGCGCTGCCGCTACTGCCCGCGTGTTGATGCTTTTCAGCGGGGGTTCCTCATCGCGGAGGAATTCGATCGTCGTGCCTGGCTTCATTTGTGAATTTCGATTTCATTTGAGGTTGGGGGGACGGTTTAGGAAGCGTTCGGGTACGCCGTGCCGGAGTACTCGAAACGCTCGTAATCCTCATTCGTCTGCGTCCGTTTGACGCTGGTCACAACAACCTTTCCAGAGACTCCCGAGGGAGCGCCGGTTGTGCCGCCGATCGCGACCGCGGAAGTTCCCGCGCCGCGAACGGTGAACCCGATGGAAGTGTCCATGAGCTTTGCCTCGGAGAAGTTTCCTTCCCGGTCCATCAAAGTTTTGGTTTCGGAGTCGTAGGAAATTTCCACGCTCTCCACCAGGGTTCCCGTTAGGGCCTGAATCCCGAATCCGTTTGCGCTGGGCATAGTGTAAAAAATTAGAGGCTCTCGTACTGCACCGCGGTGATTTCAGCGGTGCGGAAGTCGTCGTTTGATTCGCTGATTTTGGCGCTCGTCACCTTGAAGCCGGAAAAATCCCCGACGCTTGGGAGAGTCCCGATCGATACCGCCCCTTTGCTTTTGATTGTAACGGTTGTCGTCACCATCCCTTTCGGCTGGGCGACGACGGTCACGCCTGCCTCGTCTCGAATGGTGGCAACCTCAACTGTTTGCTCGGAGGAACTCTCTTGCATCCAGCCCCCAGTCGGGGCCGTCCCTCCGAAATCGTCAACGACTCCAAATGTGGCAGGCATAAAATCGGAAATGTGTCAACTCGTCGGTCCATAGCCGACCGTGTATGAAAGCGTGGTGCGGAATTGGTTTTGGTCCACGTCCGCCGCGGTCGATGTTGCCACGATTCCGTAGAGCGCCACGTCTGGAGGGACGGAAATCGAGAGCGCTCGAATTAACTGGTCCACGCTGGAGCACAAAGCCGCATGATCGGCCGAGGAGCTGTCCGCCGAGGCAGAGACAGCGGTCGCTTGCAAGGTGCCCCTGTAGCACCCGCTTCCGAGAAGCGCTTCGCCCTCAATTTGCAGCATCACCGCGGGGAGGGTCACTTCCTCGTTGTTGTGCATCCGCCCGATGAACACTCCCGGGAGACTGACCTCCAAAGCGTTCCCGATTTCATCGACTAGGAGTTGGTCGATCATTGCGCGGGGTCCTCAAGATTCAGAGTGTACGAAATCACGTCCGAAAGGATCGATGCGATCCGGTAGGTTTTTCCGTCGAACTGCAAAAGCTCTCCCACGGTCGGGGTCGGGAAGCCCGTCTTCCGAACGTAGACGGCAAGCGTGAGGTTCGGCATATTCCCGCCGATTTGGAGGTCCGGGTTGGATTCAAGCTCGTTGATGATCCCTTTGTAGTTCACCGCTCGAAAAGTGAACGTCCTCCCCATGTAGGCGATCGCTTGTCCCGCCGCGGTCGTGTTGACTTCAAAAAATCCCATAATCAGAGAAGCTTCCGGCGCTTAGGTGATGCGGTGACTTCGGGTTCTGGTTCAGTCGCTTTGATTTTCTTCGTTCGATCCGCCGCCCGACAGATGAACAGGCACGTTTCCCCAGGTTGATCGAAAGCCTTGTAGAATTTGAGCGCTTGGTCCGCTGTGCCGTGGAAAACCACGTCCGCAGAAAGTCCGGTCCGATGTGTCACGATTGAGATTTTGGTCATGTCGCTCGCATCCTACTGCCGCCGCGAAAATTGCGGTACAAAAAAAGGCCGGGGGGTTTCCCCCCCGACCTTGGCACACTCACAAATCGGTTAAGGAGTGGTAATGCGCACGCCGTAGTCAGTCCCCACGGACGCCCCGAAGAGGCAGCTCAGCGAGTAAATGAGCTGTCCAGCATTCGGGTCGTACCACCGACGCCATTGCAGCGGGAGTCCCAACCCGGGAACGACAACGTCTTCCAAAGCTGCATCCCGAGCGCCGAGGGTGAATCCGGTCGAATCCACTCCGCGAGCGGCGAGGATAATCGAGGATTTGTGGCAAGCGAACCCAGCGAGGTCCTGAGAGTTGCTGTCGCAAAGGTCGCTTTCGTACACATTGAATCCGGCGCAGCGAGGAACGACGCCTTCCGCCTTATCCGCGGTGATGCCGGGAATTTCAGCGCTGTTCAAGGTCTTCACGAGGGAAGCGTAGTAGGTCGGGTTGATGAGAAGCGCCCGGTTCATTTTCGGGGCTTTCAGCGTGCCGGTGAGCGTGGCGGAGATGTCCGCGAGCGTGTCGCGATCGAAATCAGCCGCGGCCACGTCCACCGCTTGGGTGAACGCCGAGGAAGTCACCAGATTCCAGATGTACCCGAAAACCTGAGCGCCGACCGCTTGGAGAGCGGGTTGAATGAACAGGTCGTTCAGGCTGATGGTCGACTTGGAACGCTCCAAATCGGAGAACCCCCAAACGAAGCCTGGGAACTGGTTGAGCGTAATCGTGCGCCCGACCATGGCCGTGTCCTGCGTCGTGTAGCCGCTGGAAAGGTCGACCGCCGTCGGGCGGGTGGGAATACGGGTCAGGACCGATCCCGACCCTGGGGCGGAATCAAAGTCCGTCAGGAACTGAGATAATGGAGCGAAGACGCTGGAGGCGAAGTCCAGAGATTCCTGAGCAATCTCCGCGAGCGAACAATTTGCGATCGTGTTGGTGGCCATACGTTAGTGGTTTTGTGGGTTAGTTGGATTTGAGAGTGGCACGGTTTGCACGGTAGAAATCGTTCCGCGCTTCGACCGGGAGTTGGCGGTATTCCGCCCAGAGTTCCTCTTTCGTTTTGGCGACCGCTCCGTCGAACGCGATCGCAACCGGGGGCACCCCGAGCGAGGCGACCGCTTCGGTGACCCGCGCTTCGGATGCCTGAGCGGCGACCGTGAGTTCCTGCAAGCGGGCCTCAAGGATGACTTTTTCTGCTGCAAGCTCGGCGTTGAGCGCCTGCAAGTCGGTGATTTGCTTTGAAGCGTTTTGCGCCTCGGTGAGAAGTTCGTTCGCGGAAGCAAGGTCAGCTTGAAGCGCCGTCACCTGTTCCTGCGAAGCCTTAAGCGCCGAGAGTGCCTCGGTAATCGTCTTCGGTTCGGACATGCCTCTTTTGAGGTGTCAACTCCCGATCGTCGCTTCCAAAAACGCCATCGCCTCATCCTCCGAACAAATGCGGTCGATCAGATTGTTCTGGAGCGCCCGAGGAGCAAAGAACGCCTGGCCCCGCATTGCGTCCGCGCTCACAAGCCTCCGCCGCAACACATTGCCGCGGAACTGGTCGAAAGCATCTTGCACATACTGCTCAAGGGAAGCCCTTTGCTCCGGCGTCAGGCTAGGTCCGTGCATGGCCGCTTTCAAGTCGCCCTCTGCGTTTGTTATCGGCTGCCAGTCAATACCTTGCATCGACCACGAAGCGCTCTCATCAATCCAAGGGATGATTGTCCCAATGCTCCCCCACGTCGACGAAGGCGAGCCCATGCACCACCCCGCGGAAACCGCGATGTTGTAGGCTGCCGAGCAAGCCATGTCCTCGGAGTACGCCAAGACGGGCACCTCGCAAGCCGCGACCGCCTCGGCGATTTCCGCGTTCCCGACGACGGTTCCCCCGGGACTGCTGATTTCGAGGAAGATTCCTCGGGCCCCGAGTTCCTGCGCCTCTTCGATTTCCTCCGCTATCTGGTCGTAGTCTGTATTCCCGCAACTCTGCTCTATTCTGGAAAGCCCCTTCCCAAGCACGCCGCAGACGTGAATCTTTGCGATCCCTGAAGGAAGGATTTCCATTTCTTCCCGAGGGTTGACGAACATCGACAAATCCGGCCCGTTCTCCCGCACCAGAGCGGCTTGCACAACCCGAACGACCGAAGCGTGCCCCTCCGCGGTGATGAACCAAGGGCGATGAAAAACCTGTTCGAAGACCTTTTGAAAACGCATGGCTAGGGGTTGGTTGTTTCTGGCGCGGGTTGTGGTTGGACCCCCGGAATGTTTCGGAAAGCGGATTCCGGGAGCCCCGAGCGTTCCATTCGCGTGCGGATTTCGATTTCTTCCCGCTCCCGTTCGTCCAGGTGATCGGTGAGCGTCCGCCCGCCCTCGGCGAGAATTTCGGTGAGCGTCCGCATCCCTAGTTTGTACGCCTCCCGGGCGTCTGAGTTGGCATATCCCGCGTCAACGGTGATTTGCGGGGGTGTGGTGAAACTCCACCGAAGGGAACCGCCCAAGTCGGTTCCACGGTACGCCGGGAGAAGCCCGAGTTTGATCGCTTTCGAAACCGCGTACCCGACCCGCCGCCGTGCAAGCGGTCGCATGAGGTCCTGTCGATCCGCGACCGTCCGATTGACTTTGGAAACCATCGCACGAACCGAAGCGCCTCCGAGTTTCGAAGCATCCCAGAAAAACTCATACGGAAGCCCCGCCCCGTGGAGAGCGTTGCGGAGGAGTCGTTCCATGAGGCTATTGGTCGCCTCGGAGGGCACTTCGCTTTTGAGCTGCTCAAGTTTGCTGCCGGAGTTGGCGCGAAAATACCGAACGGTCCCGCCGAAGACTTCCTCGCCTACAAGCCCGGTGTTCGTCGGCCCGTTTTTCTGAAGCTGCATTGCGGGGTCCATCATGTCCGCGACTCCCATTTCGTTATGCTCGATCAGTCCGATTGCCGCCGCCAACTTCGCCGCCTGCCGAACGTAATCTTGCACGGTCATGAGGTCCCGGAGGTCGAGGATTGCCGAAGTGAACGCCGGGAGCCCCCGAGTTTGATCCGGGGCCACGGGTTCCCGGAGGAAATCCATGTTCCGGGCGGAAATATCTCGGTCCTCGGAAGCCTCCCTTCCAAGCACGCGGAAGCCCACCGGCCGCCCGTATTGATTCAGAATGATTCCGTTTTGGATTCGCAATCCGCGGAAGGGACCACCTTCCACAACGTCCCGGTTTTCCCGATTGCCAACCGCGTGCCACGGGATTTGTTGGAATTGCGGGTACCCGTCGCGGCTCTCGGTGTACAGGGTGAAAACGTCCCCGTCCCGATCCACCGAAAGGGAATCGAGGTAAAGCGCCGTTTGAAAGTCGACGCCGTTGACGTGCGAAACCGCGTAGAATTGAGAAATCAGCCAGTCCGTGGCGAGTTTCCCCCACTCCTTGTCTTCTCCTTCAAACCGCGGGAGCCACGAGCGCCCGACAACGTAAGTGCTTTTTTCCTGCAAGGCTCCCTGGCACGGGCCGAAGTTCCAAAAAAGCTTTTGCGAAGCGTTCACGATCGTTCTCCACTCGGCGACGGTGATTGCTTTGTCGAAGGTCGTTGCGTAGTTCCCGAGGTAAGGCCGGTACACGTTCCCCGCGTTGACGAGTCGCAACTGATTCCCGCCAAGTCCTCCGAACCCGAGGGAAGACTGAAGCTTTTTGAAGAGTTTCCCGAGCATAGAGGTTAGTTGAAAAGCGCTTGCGTCCGTGTCACGGGGCGACAAATTCCCCGGGCCCGGTAGTCGAGGGCCGTTTGTGCGAGCGTCATTATTTGCATTTTCGACAGAAAGCTCGGGACTGAAAAAGAAAAGCTCGAACCGTTCACGCTCGAAGAAACCAGCGTCCCCTCGCCCGCGGAAACCGCATCAAAAGCCGCGTCCCGGAGGTTCCGCAAAAGCGCGATGTCCTGTTGCAAAAACACGTTGAGGAGAACGGCCATCGGTGCGTCCATAGTTCCCCGCTCGATGTCAATCTTTTGCCTCGATTTTGCCGAGCACCCCGAAGTGCGCCGCCGCGACAACCTGCATTGCCTCGCAATCCCAGAGGTGGTTCTCGCCCTTCACTTGAACGTAGCGCTGTTTCACCTGCTTGGTTTTGGAGTCGATCGTGTCCCGTTTGATTTCGGAGGTCATGTGGGCGAGCCAGTCCTGCGAAACGTCCTTCGGGTGCTCCCAAGTCGGTGCTCCCTTTGCCCTTAGTTTCACAAGCTCATCTTTGATCACCTCATTCGACCAAACGATGAGCTTGCAAACGTGCCCTTTAGGTCCGCGAACGACCCCGGGTTCCGAAAACGGTCGCTGGTACCGTCGCTTTGCGCCTCCGACCCAAAAGCCGCCCATCCCGGAGCCTTTCATCGCGTTCCAATTATTCGCTCCGCACTCGTCGTATACGGTTCCCGCGGAATAGCCCGAGTCCTGAAAAACGCACACATCCCGCACCCCGAGGGTCTCTTGAAGGTGTCGAATCGTTTCCAGCGTGAGGACCATCCCCTCCCAAATCAAGCGGCTTGTTCCGTCCGCCCTCCACGCACGGCACAGGGCCCACCAATGATCCTGCTGGCGATCGATCGTCAGGAAGCGCCAAACCTCATCTTCAATCTTCTGTCCCTCGGTGTAGTCCGCCTTGTTGTAATTTGCCCCCCGGAGGTCGACGGGTGCTTGGTTAATCTCCTCTTTCCAAACCTCCGCAAGCCGCTTTTGAAGGAACTGCCGAAGCGCTGAAAGGTCCCCCGCTTTCCGAAGGATGTCCGCCTTGATCCATTCGACGACCAAGTCTCTCCACGGTATCCAGTACACGGCGAGCGCCGAATAATGAAAGGAGCGGCACCCGGCGATTGAGTTTGAGGGGGCCTTCTGCCATCGCCCCCGGTTTGCGAGTTCCCGCCGGGCGTTCGACGTGTCCGGGCTCTCGTGCTTGCATTTTGGGCATTGGTACCGAACCGAATTCCCGATCGCCTCCCAGTCTGGCTGTGTTCCTCGGTACACGTTATCCCATTTCACGTTGCTCCAAATCATGCGGTGCCACTCCCCGCACCCGGGACAAGCCACGCCCCATTGGTGTTGCTCGCCCGCGTTGAAAAACGCTTCCGCGTCGTGCGTATCGTCCCACCCCTGCGAAACTCCAATGATGACCGAATTCCAGCGATCATGCGTTCTCCGCTGCGCCTCCCCGATCATTCCCGCTTTCCACCTCCAAAGTTCATCCATCCAGACGTAGCGCATCGATTTTTCCTGAAGAGAACTTAAGTTTGCCCCTGCGATAAACAAAGGCATGTGAGGAAAAAGGATGCTCGTTTTTCGTTTCTGGTGCCGATCGGACGGGAAAAGCCGAGCGGTCTTTTCGCAGCCTTTGAGAATTGGAAGCAACCGAGTTTCGGCAAAGTCTTTCGCCATGTCGTCCGACTGTCCGACTAACAGCATCCCCCCGGGGTCCTCGGCGACAACGTAGGGCACCAGAAGTTCGAGGAGCGTTGTCTTCCCGCCGCCGACCGGGGCCCGGATCGCGATTTGCCGGAATTCTCCCGAGGCGAAGGTGCGAATGATGTCGTTCAGCTGCGGAGCAACTTCCCGGTCAAACCGTGTCGCCCGAGCAGAGTGCGGCAGGACAATGTTCCGCTCCATCCAATCCAACGGGCACCCGGTGAACCGCCCGTTCGCCGCCGCCCTAAGTTTCCGAAACAGCGGGTCGATTTCGTTTCCTGCCTGCATTTTCGAGTTCCTCCATCCGATTTCTGAATCCGTCCAACACCTCATTCAACCGAGCAAGCAACCGGGTCCGAATCTGTCGCTCATCCAAGCCGATAAGTTGCCCAGGAAGGTCGTTTGCCATGGCGTTCAACTCCGCGGCCAGCGCTGCCCCTGCTGCCAGCCCCCCCTCCTCCACCGCTGCTTTGGAGATGTATTCTCCGCGGTCGATCGCGAAATGAAACTCCAAGCGCTTGGTTTCAATCTCAAGCTTCTTTTGCCGGATCGCGTTGAGCCCCTTTCCTCCTCGCCCTTCCTCGTTTCGCTCCGCCTCCCATGCAACAAGCTCTTCAAACGATCGGACGAGGCAGCCGAGTTTGATTTTTTTATCCCCCGCTTGCCGGGAAATTCCGAGGAGCTTTCCGATTTCCGCTCCCGTCAGGTATCGCTTCCCCCCGCTCATTTCCGCGGCGTAGGAGTTCGCAAGGTCAGACTCCCGAGCGGTCAACGTCCGCCCACTTTTGAGCTTGGTGACGATGTTCCGAAACTCTTGGTCCCGGAGTTGTTTTGCGAGGTCAGTTTTCAATCTGTACGCAGAATTCCGAGTTCGCCCGCTTCGTTACGCGAATCATGCCGGGGTACATTTTTTGAAGCCGCTTAATCGCGTCCCGTTCCATCGCTTGGGTCCGGTAGTCTTTGCATCCCCCTTCCGTTTCCCAATGCTCGTTTTCCCAGTACAGATACCGCGCCGCCACGATTCCCCCGTCCTCCTTAATGCACCGGAGGTTCAGTTCGTAGTCTTCTTTTACCCGGAACGATTCATCGAAGTAGGTCCGCCCGTCGTTCACAATCCCCATGCATGAAGCGGTGATGTAGCTCTTCCAGAAAAACGGTTTGTAGGGATACACCGACCGCGCAGCGGATTCAGTCGAAACTCCCCAGATGCGGTACCGAAGTCCCTCGGTGAGTTCGAAAAGTTTTGTGAATTCGCCGAGCCATTCATCCTCGGACATTTTTTTGTGTTTTGTTTCTCTGGCAAAAAGTTTTACGAACCCTTGGTTTTTGAGGTCGTCGTCGACCATCACAACCCGTTCGTCCCCGCAATTCCTTAAAATCCAATTCCGCGTGGCAGTGATTCCGCGAATTTCGTTTGGCACTCCAACTACGTTTTTTGTGCCAGCGGTTTGGTACGCTTCCACCTCAAGCTCTGGAACGTAGACCACGGAAGCCCGAAGAAGCTTCTGGCTTTTTACCCGTCCGGCCCGGCCCTTAGAGGGAATTGCTATGAGCATTGTCTGAGAATTTCTTGAGAACGTCCGCCGCTTTTACAACTCGTTGTGTGCCGACTGATTCGAACGGCGAGCCTTTTTTGTAGCCTCCACGCCGAACGGGCACAAGGTTCAGAGCAACCTTAAGCGCCTCCCACTCTTCCGAGTTGTCGCACATCACAACCGCGTATTCCCGCGGAGGTTCGAGTTGAATAGCCTGGGGCACTTCGCCCTCCTCGTCGTCGTCTTCCGCTTGAGGCGCAAGGTCACTCAAAAGCGCGTCCAGTTCTGCATCCGAAAAGCCGGTGAGGGCAATGTCGAATTCCTCGTCCCGGAGTTTCTGAAGTTCCATCGCCAAGAGCGTTTCGTTCCAGTCGGAGTTAAGGGCGATTTTGTTATCGGCCAGAATGTAGGCTCGTTTTTGACGCTCGGATAATTCCCCGAGCCGAATGCAAGGTACCTCCTCAAGCCCAAGTTTTTGAGCAGCGGCAACCCTTCCGTGTCCGGCGACAATTCCGTTTCGCGAATCGATCAAGATGGGGTTTGTGAACCCGAATTCCCGAATCGAAGCCGCAATTTGCTCTAGTTGCTCCTCGGAATGCCTTCTAGCGTTCTTTTCAAAGCCTAAAAGGGCCGTCGTTTTGACGTTTTCAATGCTCCGGGCTTGCAACCGGTAACTTTTTGGTTCGCTCATAGCCTCTGTCTGCGCTGAATCGGGGTCCGGCAATTCGCTGAGGCCAAAGAGATTCCTTCCCCCGGGGGGGATTCCACCAAGGAAAAGCCCCTCTTCCACTCGGAAAAGGGGCCCCTTTCTCTTCCTCAGCCAACACGCGTTTGGTTGGTTGTTAGAGTTTCAATCTGGCCCTCGTCGCTGGTGCTTTGCAAGGCTTTTGTCGTTCTCTGGAAGGTCATAGAACCGACTTTCTGCCCCCTCGAAGCCGACTAGGACGTTCCCGGGACCCCCGTCCCGCTGCTTCCCGATGTCGATTCGTCTTCGAGTTTCATCAAGTTCCGACTCCTCTTCAGCCGCGGAGAAGATTCTCCCCTCGGTGTCGACTGCCCGAACGGTAACGAACTGGGTGGCGTCCATCATTATTGCCTGAGACTCCCGAGCCTCCCCTTGTCGGTTTAGCTGGGCGAGGGCGATCACGAGGGCCCCCGTCTCTAACGCAAGGAGACGGAGTTCCCGGGAGACCTGGGCGACCTGTTGCTCCCTCAGTTCCGCCTCGGGCCCTCGCACTAGCTGCAAGTAATCTACCACGAGCACCCGAAGCCCCGAGGAGGAATGAAGCGCCCGAGCGGCCGCAAGGATCTTGTGAAGCTCGTGGCAATCGTCCCGCACGATAAGCGGGACCTTGGCAACCTCGAGGGCCGCCCGGGAGATTCGGAGAAGGTCGCCTTCGGTCACCATTCGTTTCTTGAGTCGGATTCCCGGAGTGTGTGAGTAGCGGGAAAGGATGCGTTCTCCCACTTGTTTCACGCTCATTTCGAGCGACACGAACAAGCCCGAGCCTTTGCCTTTGGGGTCGGTGAGAATGTTCATCGCAATGTTGAGCCCGAGCATCGACTTCCCGCTTCCTGTCGCCCCTCCGATCACGAGGAGGTCGGTTTGTTCCAGCGTCATCTTTTCATCCAGTTCTCTGAGTCCCGTTCGGAGAATTCGCGCATCGTGAGGTTCATCCGAGCCGAGGGATTCTAGAGCGCCGTCGATGATGTCCCGAAGCTGAAAGGACTTCGCGGGAGCCATGAGCGCCTGTTGTCCGTCGAGCCAGGATCGCATGGCCCCGAGCGTTCCTCCAAGGTCCGCGGGGGTCCTGAGCGCGTCCAGGTGCGAGGATGTTGCGTGGATCGCTTCCCTCCGAAGGTAGCAGTCTTTGACCGCCTGAGCCCAAACCGGAACCCTGGAGCCATCGCCGACGTGCTCCGTGGTGTCCGTGAGTTTGCCGGTGGAAAGTCCCGGGAACGCCATGTTCGCCGCGGTCGCTACCGAAACGAAGTCTACGGGTTCCCGCCTCCCGACCGCCCCGCGGATATGGGCGACAAGGAACCGGAAGAAGTCGACGACCATTTGCGAATGATCGAACCCCGCGGAATCAAGGAGCGCCGTGGTTCTCTCGGGGTACACCAGCGCCGCACCTGCTAGGGCCCTTTCGGCTTCCGTGGCGGTGAGTAGGGAGGAAGAATCCGTCATTTTCCGACCCTCCAAACGCCTTCCCACTCATCGCGCCTCTTTTTCTTCCCCGTTCCCGGCGTTTGCTGGTCGTTCTGGGCCTGTCTGAGCTTAGAGCGCTGTATCCACCCGCCAAGGAACCTTAGCAGCCCTCCACGGGTTTTCCGGCGCTTTGGATTCGTTCGGAGCCAAAAAGCCGCGAGGGGAAGTTCGGTGTGAAGTAGTCCCTCGGAAAAACACGAACGAAGATTCTCCCACTCCTCAGGGGTGATTTCCGCTTCCGATCCCTCGGAAGTCGGGAAGCTCAAAGCTTGAACCCAACCCGGGAGAATTTTGCTCCTTTCCTCTCTTCCCCCTTTCAATCCCCTATCTCTCCAAGAAGGAGAATTTCTTAAGGTACTCTCAGAGTCCTTTAGATCCTCGGTTCCTTGTAGATCCTTAGTATATATAGATACTTTCTCTTGTGTCGAGCAAATTTGATTTTCCACGCCTTCCAATAATTGGAGCCTAGCGTTATCTTCCTCAGAGCGAATGTGTTCCGCGCCGTTTTTCGACGTCGCTTCCAATAATTGGAGTTCCGCGGCTACCAATAATTGGGACCCCGTGTTAACCCGTTCGGAGTGAGTTGCTTTCGATCGCTTTTTTCGACGCCTTTCCAATAATTGGGAGTTCCGTCTTTTTGCGGATTCCGAGAGTGCCCGATCCCGAGCAACCAAGCCGACCGGGTATCCCCGGGGGCGTAGCAGTTCCCCCCGGAACTCGAACAGGCCGGAGGCCTCCGCGGTTTTCAGTCGGAGGTTCGTTCGGAGGATAAGTTCGGTTTTCGCGATCCAACCGTCCGGGTTTCCGCTGAGTTGTTCGGTAATCTGTATGAGCGCCCAAGCCGACCGGGCTTCAAGGGGCGCTTTGGCCCATTCTGGGCCTCGAAGGAATTTCGTGGGTAAATTCATGGTCCGTTTCGATGGAACCCGAGAATGCCGCTAGAAGCACGGCAAGCCGTACCTGTTCAAGGCGGGTCAGAGCACCTGTCGCCCGTGCGACTTTGGCCATCTCCTTTGAGATTCGGAGCGCCTCGATGTACTCGTCTTCCCCTCGTTTGTACCGCGGCACTAACGGGTCACTCATTTAATTCCTGGTCCACCCCTCCCGTTGCTTGAGTTCCGCAATCTCCCTAAGCAACTCGACTATGCGGTCGACCGCGTTGTCATACTCTTTTGAAAGCGTTTCTAGCCTCGTCTCCGCTTCGATCGCCCGGGAGAGGAGTCGAGCCTCCCGGAGTCGGTTCGCCCGGATTTCCCGGGTAAGCGCGGTCATCACCTTCGTGTAGTTTTCGATAAATTGTTCTGCGTTCATTGTTTCGCGCGTTCCTGAGCCGCGCCCCTCTTGGTTTGTCATTTAATGCGCGTTGCCACAGTCGCGCCCCTGCTAGTTTGAAATTCAACGCTGCGCCGCTCGAACCCATTTGCAAAGGGTCGCTGTCGACACATTAAAAAGCGCTCGAAGTCGTTTGTAGGTCATTCCCGCCGCTCGCAATTCGACGACGCGCTTTTGTAGGTAAAGAAGCCGCCCGGATTGATACGCCGTCGAGTTCCGTTCCGCTACGGTCGCCGCGGTCATTGGGAAGGTTTTCCTCATCGCCCGAGCAACTGGAAGAAAGTCTCTGCGGAGATTGTAATCAGCCACGGAGTTCGGTTTTTCTTGTGAGCGACGACCCACGGTTTCCCCCCGGAGTCCCGGGAAGCCTGTTCGCAAGCCGATTGAAGATTCAAAGACTCCACTCGCTTCACCTCAAAGTGAAACGGCAGTTCGGTGCATACCACGTCCGGGGAATCCGTCCCCCCGGAGAATTGCTGCCCCCTCCGCGCTTCGAATCCGTTGGAACGCAGCACCTCCGCCCATTCACGCTCTCCCCGGGCTCCTTTTTGGCGTGAATTCATTCCCCATCCTCCCACTTCCCCAGCGTCCTCAGGAATGCCTCTGCGCGTTGGCGTGCGCTGGCGTGTGCCACTTGTGTCCATGTGTCGGCCAGCAAATCCACATAGGTATCCCACTCGCCGCCTCGAAGGGTTTTCTCCGCCTCGTGCATGGCATTAAGATCTGTGCAAAACTCAGGAATCGGCTTTCTGTGCGCCTCATGCCGGTTCGGCGGAAACCCTCGCAGCCGGAAACCACCATTCTCACATTCGCCCACCTCGGTCCACCCGCACGCCTCGGCAATGCGCTCGTCAATTTGGTCGTCAGTCATTTGTGTAAAATTTTAAGTGAAGCTGTGCACGGTTTTTCACTTCGAGCCCAAAGGTAAAAAGTTCCACCTCCACAGTCATCACAATCAATGTCGGTCCATCCGCCGTTAGGTTGATTCAATTCTGCGCCATTTTTACTTCCACACATCGGGCAAGATTCTGCAACTAACGAGGATTCCTCGGGGCTTGCTGTACTGGTCGGGTCGTCGGTCATTTCGCGCCCCCTAATACTCATTCCCCCCTCCCTTCAATTTGCGCCTCAAGCTCTCGGATTCGAGCCTCCGCCGCTTTGAGTTGGTTCCCGAGCGTCTTCGGAGCGTTCTTTGGAATTGCCATCCCGCAAGCTTCGAAAATCTCATTCAGCGTCCGAATCCCAAGTCCCCGGATGTTTCGAGTCGTTTGCTTCAGGAGCCACGGCCGCACCTGGTGAGGTTCGGTGATTTTGCTGTTCTCGAGAATCCTACAAGCCCGAAACGACAGGAGCGGGAGCCCCAAGCGCTCGGAGAGAATTCGTCGGAAGATTAATCTGTTCATAGAAAGTGGTCCGCGTGATTTGCGCCCGGATGCGCGGCCCCCGGAAGTCTGCTCGATGATTAGAACGGAATGCTGTCGTCGTCCTCGGCCTCCGGCTTTGTTTGCGCCTGAGCCTGGGGCCCGGGTGCCGGAGTCCGCGGGGTTGCCTGGCGTGGTTCGCTCGGGGTCCCGAGCTTCCACGGTTCGCCGTCGTCCCCGAGGATGGTTCCTTGGAAGAAACTCAAAGGAGGAACCTTCCCGAGGTCCTCTTCATCGACCGGGAGGCAGATTTCGATGTTTGCGAAGATGCTGTTCCCTTTCGCCCCGAGGGAATGAATGATCCGCAATTCCGCTTCTTTCCCGAGGAGCGACTGAGTGTCCCACGGCAGCCCCGCGGGACATTGTCCCCAGAGTCGGAGGAACTTTCCGAGTTTGCTTTTTTCGGTAATCCGTCGCGGCATCGGCCACGTCCGAACAACGTAGGGCACGCCTTCCTTTGAACGGAATCCAAAGAAAAGCTGCGTGACGGCCTCAAAGGAGGTCTTTCCCTCGAAGCTCATTTCGTAATTTTCGAGGTCTTCAACGTACACGCAGCGCCCGTAGAATCTGCCTTTTGGAGGGGTGTCCTGTTTGTTGATTCGCCCGGAAGCCCGAGCCTGCATTGGTTCGATCATTGCCATATTTCGATGTTTTTTTTGTAGGGTTAGCGGTCTTTCCCGCCGTCATCCATCCACCAAAGGATCACTCCGACGGTGATAGAAAAAGTGAGCAAAAGGATGCTTGGTTTCACAATAGGTTCATTTTTTTCGCGATGTCCCGCGAAAGCGAGACATCCCCGTAGAGGTACCAGAGGGCCGCGTGAAGGTCCTCGGTGTACAAGCGAGCGAAGTCCGCTCCGTTCCCGCGCTTCCCGGGAAACCCAAAGAACTTCGCCGCCGTGTCGAGTGAGACACGGTCGAGCGGGTTTTCCCCGCACCACACTTTCATCAAGTCGATGTGGAAAAACGAGAGCTTCCCCGAATGGTAAACCCAGTCCGTCGGGATGATCCCGAGCGCCCAGGAACGCCGGAGGAGAAACGGAAGGTCGAAGCCGCAGATATTCCACCCGCAAAGCCGATGGTCCCCCCGGAAAAGAAGTTCCCGAAGGACATTCCAGAAGCTTGTGAGGGTTTCGCGTTCGTCTCCGTGGAGAATTTGAATTTCTTCCTCCCCGACCGCGTAGCCGATCGCGAGCACCCTTCCTGTTACCGCGGAGAGCGCCAACTTTTCCCTCCACTCGATTTCCTTTTCTTCCACGGCAGCGGCAATCTTTGCCGGGTCTTTAAGGTTCCGAGGAGCCTCAAACACGGGTTTGAATGTTTCCGCGGTTGGGCTCGGTCCGGTTTCAATATCGAAAAACACCAGGGTTTTCATTCACCCTCCTTTTCTTCCTGAGCGCTGCACTCGGGACAGTACTGTTCGCCCTTGTCGTCGACGGACTGCATTTGCCCGCACGTTCGACAGTTGTCCGGGTCGCGGATTTGGTCCGCAGGATCATACCAAGCCGGGAAGGTCATTCCGCCCCCCCTTCCGTAACTGTCGCCAGCATTAGCCCAACCGAGAGCGCCCCGAGCACCCCGAAGACGCCAGCCGCCCAGGTGTGCTGGAAATAGACCGTCGCAAAGATGTCCGCGTACGCAAGTGCCAGGGACCCGCAAAGAATTGTCGTTGGAGTCATAGGATCAAAAACGAATCGTCATTCCCGACAGGAGACAACGGAAACCGCCGTCCGTGAGTTGTTGCAAATCGCCCCAGAAAAGGAGAGACGATCCAAGCCGAAGGTACCGACCACCGTCGCTGAACGTAACGTCCGCAAGTTCGTGCCCCGCTGATTGAAGGTAGCCTTCCCGGGTATACACCCGAGCATCCCGAGAGAGAATGGTTTGTCGCATAGTTTCCAAGTCAATACGGGTTAACGGTTTGCCTTGCTCCTCATCAAAGCGTCCAAATCAAAATCAAATTGAAATGAAAAGGATTTTCCGTTGTGCCATGTTCCTTTCAATACCACGTCCAAAGTTTGAATTTCCTTTGGAAGATCGGAGAATTTGTACCCGGTTTCCAAGTCGACATGAAGCGTCGTCGTATTATCGTCAGAGGAGAATTCGCAGACTGCCGCGTAAGCGAGCATTTCGTTCGGGATCAACTCAAGCAAGCTCTCAAGCTTTTCCTTTGCCCGTTTATTCATCAAAGCTTTCTGAGCCACAAGGACGCACGATTCAAAGTGGCCTTCGTAGTGACCGCTCCCCGCTGAGTTAGACCAACGAAAACTATGTTCGCTAATGGGCCAAATAAGTGAGTTGCCGAGGTTTGGGTGTCTGTATTCCGTTTTCATTGTCGTTCGAGTCAGTTGTTTGTTTTGCCAGCGCCGTGCTGACGATTCGCAACCTATCCGACCCCGCTCCGCGGTCTACACTTTTTTTACAAAAAGATTTTGCGCCCACGAAAACCGCTTTGGTTCTAGTGGGTTACATTGCAAAAATATTTTTACAAAAGTTCCAAGTCCCGCTCCAACCCGCGCAAAAAGTCCCTGAGTTCCCGGAGTTCGTCGAAAATAGCCCGCTTATCCTCCGGGGTCCATTCCGACCGCGGAACCCGTTCGAGCCAAACGCGAAACCGCTGCGCGATGAACGACGGAGACACGAATCCCGCTGTCTCCCGCTGCGCTGCGATTTCTGCCTTTGTAAGCCTTACCTTGGCCCGTACCGCGTGAGCAAGTTCCCCCGGAGTCAGAGCCTCCTTAGCGGCCCATTCCAGCGCTAGCTCAGGCTGTTCCGCGCGCGCTGCTACCGCGTGATGTTGGAAGCTGAGTTCCCGGTTCCGTTTGTGCCAGGGAATCCGGGACGCCACGTCAAAAGCTTTTGCGCAATCGGAGAATGAGAACGACGCAAACTCCAGTTGGCTGTTCACGAACTCGCGACCAAAGCGCTCCGCGGAAATTTTGATCCAGTCCCCGAGAGCAAACAAAAGGTCGTCGTTCGCCCATTGGAGGAGCTTGAACACTTCTCGGGCCTGATCCTCCGAGCGGATGTGGTCCAGGTTCAGCCCGTGGGTGGTGATAAGTTCGTTTGCGTTCACAGTCGAAATTTCCTCCGGGTGTGGTGATTTGCCTTTTGCACGGCCGCGTACTGTTCGACCGCCTCGTCGGTTTTGTTATGGGCGGTTCGCGGAAGGTTCAGAGTGTCCTGTACCGTTCGGACAAGTTTTGAGAGCTGCGCGACCGTGTACCCGTTCGCCGCGGCCGCTTCCCTCATCGACCGGAAGGGGAGTTGCCTATCAAGCCCCGCCGCAAAAGCGAGAGCGAGCGCAAGCATCCGGGAATTCTGCCCGTACCGCCAGAAAAGCCGAATAACCGCGAGAAGCGTTTCCGACCCCGCGGTGATTTGCTCCCCCTGCCTGAGCGACTGTTCCCACGCAATCACCCGGAGCGCCTGTTCCACCGACAACCCGAGAGACTCCGCTAGCAACTCCTCCGGGCGATCAATCTCCGCGGGATTCCAGCGGTACGACGGTTCAGTCGTTCTCATAGAGTGCTGAAAAGCTCAAGCTGCCGATTGCTAGCCTCCCGGCTTTGTGCGGTTCGTACCACCCCGCCCCCTCCCGGGTGTCTGCGATGGTTTGAAAATATTCGATGAATTGCGGGATGACCGCTTCGAGTGAGAAGTTTCGAATCGCAAACAACCGAATCAGCCATCGGTCTAGGAGCTGCACGTTGTTGAGGGCCCAAACGTACTGCCCCATTGTGCGGCATCGGTACCCGTTGCGGCCTTGAACGACCCACTCGGTGAAAGCGCCCGTGTCCGAAGTGACGACCGGCGTTCCGCTCATCATTGCCTCCACGGCGACTCCGCCGAAGGGTTCGATGTACTGGCTCGGGATCATAAGGCACTCCGCTTCCCGCATGAGCTTCTGTCTCGTCGCTTTGTCCGCATAGCCGAGTACTTCCACCCCTTCCAAGCCCCCGGAGTATTCTTTCGATAAATCACCCTGCCCCGCAATTAGAAGGCGCTTCCCGGCCCTCTGGCACGCCTCAATCACAATGTGGATTCCTTTCGCCCTGGTGATGCGTCCAAGGTAGAGCACATACCCTCTCGAGGGTGACACGGGGCCGAAGTCGTCCGCCTCAAAATAGTTCGGAATTACGACCTCATAATCATCATTGTTCGCCCGGGAAACCCGGTCGCCACCGTGTACCGCGTTTCTGACCGCGTAAGACTCGAAAACCTTCCACCGAGCGACTTCCCGCGGGAGAACCCACGGATACCCGATCCCAGATTCGACGACGAAAAGATCCTGATTTGCCTTTGCAATCCGTTCGTGACCGAACCCGAACGGAATCAAAAGGAAGTCCCCGGGAGCCTTGGAAAGCCGCAATTCCGCATTGCAGCGGTCGGAGAAGTTTCGGTAGGCCACGTCATTCGTGTCGTGCCGAAAGAATTCCTTCCGCCAGTTGTACGAACCGTAAGCCGCTTCGAGGTCTCGATTGAAACTCACCGAAACATGTCGCGTACATTCAACCGCGGAGTCTTCGTGGCCGTAGTGAATAACCTCATGTCCCGCACGCGTGAGGCCTTTGCAAAGCTTGAGCACCTTTTGCGTGAATGCACAAGCGTTGTACTCGGGCGACGTTACCGTGTGAGGTAGCCCAGGGCAGTGGAATTTCATATTTCGGAGGAAGAAAAAACCCGTGGCCCACACCGGAGCCACGGGCAAACAATGAACGACAAGTTGACTCTGAGAAAGTGGCCGGAAATTCCGTGGGCGTCAATGCGTTTCGGCTCTGAAGTTGCCGAGTGGCATCCACACAGCCGGTTGTGTCTCGCCAGATCCGCGCCGCTCGGCCCCCAAAGTCAATCCACGCCAGCCCTCAAAACAAACCGCCCTCTCGAGGGCGTTGCCGCAATCCCGAGAGGGCGAAGAGTGTGTTGCAACTCTCTTCTTAGACTCCGACAGGACCGCGCGCAACCTTTTTTGCAGGATTTGACAAGCCTGCGACCGTATGCCCGCGGGTCTTTATAACTTCACGATCGAGGAGGGAGCGGACTTCGCGCTTGGCCTCCGGGTAAAAATTAACGAGGAGGTCCAGGACCTGAGCGAGTGGTCCTTCGCCGCTCAACTCCGCACCACGGTCGATGGAACCCTTTTGGCGGATTTCGATGTGTCCCTTGATTCGGACACTCAAACGCTTCGGATCGGTCTCGATGCCGCGACGACCGACAACCTCCAAGCCCAGAACGCTCGGTGGGATCTGCTCGCCACGCTTCCCGACGCGCGGAAGCTGCGTTTGCTCGAAGGTAAGGTCACGATATCCGGGAGTGTTACCGAATTATGAGCTGCAACGATTCCTGCGAGATTGTCGTTTGTGAGATTCAGACTGGAGCCCCCGGAGCGCCGGGAGGGCCCCAGGGACCCTCAGGGCCCGCGGGCGCAACCGGGCAAGCCGGGGCGACCGGGAGTTCAGGGATTCAGGGTGTAAGCGGAGTTCCCGGGGCGTCTGGGTTGGTCGGAGCGACCGGAGCGACCGGCCTCGGAGCGACAGGACCCTCGGGTGTTGCCGGAGAAGTCGGAGCGACCGGGAGCACAGGGCCAAGCGGGAGCGCTGGAAATGCAGGGCCCGTTGGAGCTAGCGGCGCGACCGGGCCGAGCGGTGAACGTGGGAGCACGGGGCCGAGCGGTCAAAGCATCATTGGCCCCTCGGGATTGCGCGGAGAAAAAGGAGATGTGGGATCTACCGGCGCAACCGGGCCCACATCGACCGTCCCTGGGCCCGTCGGGGCGACTGGGAGCACGGGACCGAGTGGCGCATCCGTCACCGGCGCGACCGGGCCATCCGGGATCGCGGGGGAAGTCGGAGCCACGGGCAGCACGGGTCCAGCGTCGACAACTCCCGGGCCTGCCGGGAGCACGGGCGCAACCGGTGTTGCCGGAAATGTTGGAGCTTCAGGGCCCTCCGGTGAACAAGGGGCCACGGGCGCGACGGGGCAAAGCATCATCGGCCCCTCGGGATTGCGCGGGGAAAAAGGTGACCAAGGGGCGACCGGGAGCACGGGACCCGCATCGACCGTCCCGGGACCCGCGGGAGCCACGGGCAGCAGCGGCCCGAGCGGAAGCGTTGGGCCCTCGGGCACTCCCGGAAGTGTCGGCTCCACAGGAGCAACCGGACCCGCCGGGCCCTCGGGAAGTTCAGGTGCCCCCGGCGCTTCAGGAAGTCCCGGAAGCGTCGGCGCAACTGGCTCAACGGGGCCCGCAGGATCAGACGGGCAAAACGGCGCTACCGGCGCGACCGGGCCAAGCGGTCTTGCTGGAGTTTCTGGCACCCCCGGAACCGTCGGAGCAACCGGCGCAAGCGGGCAAGCGGGAGAGCCTGGGGCCACGGGCGCGAGCGGGTTACAGGGGGTTAGCGGGACCCCCGGGACCGTAGGATCGACCGGAGCGACAGGGCCCGCGGGAGTCGGAGGGGCGCAGGGTTACTGGGGTTCTTTCTGGTCTACTCAAGACCAAGTTGCGAGCGCCCCGAACACCGGCTACGCGGTTACATTCAATAATTTCGACGCCGAGGGAACCGGGGTTTCCGTCGTCTCCGGTTCGCGCATCACGTTCGCAAACCCGGGGGTCTATTCCATCACGTTTAGCGTTCAATGGGTTAACGCTGGAAATCAAATCCACGACGCGAACATTTGGCTGCAAAAGAACGGAACCGCGCTTCCCGATACAGATTCCAAGTGGAGCGTTGTTGAGTCGCACGGAGGTACTGACGGCCACGCGATCGGGACGGTGAATTTCGTTCTAAAGCTTATCGGAGGAGATTACGTCGAACTTTATTGGCAAACGGATGCGACGGACATTTCGCTCCAAGCGCTTCCCGCTGTCGCTCCCGCCCCTGCAATTCCGTCGGTAATCCTCACCGCGGTGCAGGTGATGTACACGCAGCAGGGCCAGCAGGGAGCTACAGGGCCGAGCGGAGAACCCGGGAGCGTCGGAGCAACCGGCGCAAGCGGGCTCCAAGGAGCGAGCGGGCAGCCCGGGACCGTGGGAGCTACGGGTGCGAGTGGGATTCAAGGAGTCAGCGGAATTCCGGGAGCCTCGGGCCCGAGCGGGCCCCAAGGGCCAAGCGGAAGCCAGGGACCAAGCGGCCCCCCCGGAAGCACGGGCGCGACGGGGCCGGGAGCCGCCGGGATCGGAGTTCTCACCGAGTTTGTCGGCGATGGGACGACCGCGGATTTCTTCCCGATTTCGGGATTCCTCGGAACCGATGCCGCTTCCTACTTGGTCACGATCGATGCCGCAATCCAGCACCCGGGAGCGGTGAACGGTGGATATTCGATTTCCGCCGCAAACGGAGGGACGGTGTCGTTCGCCTCCGCGCCTGCCTCGGGAGCCCTGCTTGCCGTTCGGATCGTGCGCGGAGAAGTAGGCGCGACAGGACCCGGAGGAGGGCCCACGGGGGCCACGGGGCCGACAGGGCCGGAGTTTACGACGCTGACCATTGCGACCACGGGAGCCCCCGGCACAAACACGGTCAGCGGGTATGCGCCTGCGTTGAGCGACAACGGCAAACAGGTCGAGATCTACAACCTCTCGCAGACCTGCACGGTGACGCTGCCGAGCGACTCCACAATGGCTTTTCCGGTCGGTGCGCAAATCCTGTTCGTGCAGGGTGCACCGGGGGTTTTGTTGTTCGCCGCTGGTGTCGGTGCGACCGTGAAAAGTTACGGGTCGGCATTTCGCACCGTGGGCCAAGACATTACCGTCTGCGCGGTTAAATGTGCCGCTGACACATGGCGCGTTGTGGGGGACCTGACCGCATGAGGGTTTTACGCGCTCTAATCAAAAGCCGGAGTGGCCAGATTGGCGAGAGTTGGCGCGAGGTGCCGTTGACTGGGTTGCAGACTGGCTATTTCCGAGCCCCTCGCCCATTCCCTGTGTATGCGTTCGGCTATTGGTTCGGTGCGATTAACTACAGCACCGGGGGCAACAATTACCTGCGCATCGTTCGGTCTGCCGATGGAATTGCGTGGGAGTTTGTCGCGGATGTTTTTACCGCGGCCACGGTGCCTGAAAATTTTGCGGCGACGTTTAACGATGGCACAATCATGTTCGGTGGGCGTGCTGGATTGTCGCAAGGATATGTTGCGCTGTCTCAAGATGGCGTGAACTGGAACGGAGCGGCCACAGCAGCCGCTTCGCAAATTAATTCTGTGGCGTTTGAAAATGATGTTTTTCTTGCCTCTAGCTCAGGCAATGGCTTGCGCCGCTCAACTGATTTTGCGACGTGGGCAACCGTGTCGAGCACAGTCACGAACGTGGCTGGCGCCAATAACATTTTTGTCGGGATGGATGCCGGGCTGCTGGCAAACTCGACGGACGGCCTGACGTGGTCGAGTGTTTCGGCGTTGGCGGGTAAAAGCATTGGCAATGTCTCGTTCGCCGGTGGTCGATTTTGGGCGACGACTCTCGATGTCGCACGGCAGTTGTGGTGGTCAACGGATGGCTCGAATTGGTTTCAAGCGACTGTGCCTCCGGCTTTTCAAAACGACAGCAACCCCGTTTACGGAATGGGGTACGCCGCCGGACTGTGGTTTTACGCATACGCAAAACAAAGTGCTCCGAGCACCACGGGCGCGATGATTTCAAGCACAGGGAATGTGTTTCAGGACGTCTCGGGCACAAATCCGGCAATCGTTGAAGTTTCGTTCAACGGGCCGTTTTTGCGGGCTGCAGCCGGATTTAACCCGCAGACCGCCTATTTCTCCCCATAGTTTGACATCCCTTTTCTGATATGCCGCAGCTAACGAAAGTCGGATCCGACATGATGAAGACCACCGGCGTCACGCCTGGTGCGTACGGAGGTGCGACCGCCGTCCCACAAATCACCGTCGACGCGGCGGGACGTGTCACCGCGCTCAGCACGGCGGCAATATCGGCGCTTTCGAGCACGGACATCCAGGTTTTCACGTCATCGGGCACCTGGACAAAACCGGTGGGGGCGAAAATCTGCGATGTGGTGGCCATCGGAGGCGGTGGAGGCGGAGGATCCGGGCGCAAGACGGCGAGTGGCACGACCGGTAACGGAGGCGGCGGAGGTGCTGGCGGAGGATTCACGCAACGGCTAATCGACGCCTCGTTGCTAAGTTCAACGGAGACGGTAACAATCGGCGCAGGCGGCGGAGGCGGTGCGGGGGTTTCGCAAAACAGCACCAACGGCCAACTTGGAGTTTCTGGAGGGACAACGTCATTCGGCACCTACGTTTTTGCGGGAGGCGGAGGCGGTGGAGGTGGCGGAAGCATGACAGCGGGAACTGCGGGCAGCGTGACGGCACAACGCACATTTTTCCTCGGCGGCGCAGGAGGGGCCGGAGGGCAGGGGTCAGGCGGCACACCGACCAACGCTCAAGTCGGCGCGGGTGGTGGCGGGGGTGGTGGGGGATTTACTGCGACACCGAGCAGCAGCGTGGGCGGTGTTGGTGGCACGTCTTTGGCTTCATTCCTAACGGGAGGAGGCGGGACGAACGGCATTCAATCAATCCCTGCACGAAATGGGGGACCAGGTGGAAACGTAATTCTCAATCAACCTTTCGCTGGTGGAGGAGGTGGAGGAGGGGCAGCCCTGACGACAGCAGATAGCGGCGCAGGAGGGGCCGGAGGATTGTACGGAGGTGGAGGCGGAGCCGGGGGAGCTTGCCTTGACGGGATCGGCAGCAGCGGCGCAGGAGGTCCAGGAGCGAACGGTATTGTAGTGGTGGTCACCTATTTCTAACCCATGACCTACGCAATCGTTTCTCAATCGATCGTCATCAACCTCATCCTCTGGGATGGCGTGAGCCCGTACAACCCCGGCGACGGGATGACGCTGGTGCCCCTGAATGGCCGCCCGTGTGACATTGGGTGGACGTACGACGGCACGCAATTTGTGCCGCCTGCCGAATGAGCTGCACCACTTACAAAGTCGAGGTCGACGGATGCGTTGACGGGATGAAAACCGTTAGCGTTGACCTCTACGCCGGTTTGCAGGGTGCCACGGGTCCGAGCGGTGCGCCGTCGACTGTCCCGGGAGCCACGGGCCCGACCGGGCCGCAGGGAATCCAAGGCATCCAAGGGATTCAAGGCGAGCCTGGGGCCGTCGGAGCAACCGGACCGAGCGGAGTTTCGGTCGTTGGGGCGACTGGTCCGAGTGGGACTCCCGGGAGCGTGGGCGCTACGGGCGCAAGCGGTTTGTCCGTCGTCGGGGCGACGGGAGCTACGGGCCCGATGCCTTCGCAGGCGTCCGTTGCGTTTCAGACGTCCCGGTTCGTCGGAGACGGTTCAACGCTCTCCTTCGGTCCTTTGACAGGCTGGCAATCCGGTGATGCCAACGCTCAATTCCAAGTCGCTCTTGATGGAATCGAACAGGACCCCGACCCGACTAACGGAGCGTTCGTCATCGCCTCAAACGCAATCGCCTTTGCATCCGCTCCTCCCTCGGGCGTCCAGATTGTGGTGAGAAAACCAACCGTGTCTCTTTTATGATCGATGAAGTTTTGAAAATCACTCAAGGGCAACCGTTTGTCGTGTTCATCCTGTTGCTTGCTGTGTACGCGATGAACCGCACGAACGCCGATTTGATTTCCCGACTCCACGCGGAAAGAACTCACCGCTTAGACCAACTGGAAGACGCAATCGCCAAATGCGAACAGGATCGAAAGCACCTTTGGGAACGCATCGCACAAAAGGAGAACGCATGAAGATAAAAGACTACGCTCGCCAGCCCTCCACTTGGTTGGGTCTCGCTAAACTCGGAGTTTCGATCGGTCTTTGGTCGACCGGAATCGGAGGTGCCGCCGCTCAACTCATCATTGGCATCTTCGGTTTCGTCGACGTGCTGAGAAACGAAAAAACCAATGGTCCTGAGTGAAGCCGGATTGCAGTTGGTGTTGGACCACGAGGTGGGCGGAGGTCGTGCGTATTACGACCGCTTCCTTTCGTTCCCGACCGTCCCGGGATTTGAAAGCGGAGTCACCGTAGGAATCGGATTCGACCTAGGCTACACGAATTTGCCGGAGTTTGACGCCTGCTGGGGGGGCCTCAAAGAAGCGCTTCGCCTAAGAGGTGCGGTCGGACTCAAGCAAGCCGCTGCTCGTCAATTCTGCGCCACGGTGACGGATATCCGGGTGCCGTGGGAAATGGCGCTCAATGTGTTCCTCGAACGTACCGTTCCGACGCATTGGCTCCGAACGCTTCGAGTGTTCCCGCAAGCTGTCAGCCTCCCGGAGGATTGCGCCTCGGTTCTCTTTTCGATCGTGTTCAACCGCGGGATGAGTCTCACCGGCGAGCGCCGCAGCGAAATGCGTGGAATGAAAGACGCCCTGGCAAACTCGAAACCCGAAGCCGTCCCGGGACTCATTCGGTCCATGAAGCGCCTCTGGCCCGAGGGAAGCGGACTCGTGAAGCGCCGGGAAGCCGAGGCGAAGCTTTTCGAAGCCGGTTTGCGGGCGTCCGCTTAAGTCCGCTCCGTGATTACCTGCAACGTGATGGAAAGCCCGAGAACCGTGTTCTCCGCCGCATAGAGCGGAGTTTGGTAGATCGTCACGTCCCCGGGAGTCACAATTCGAAACGTACCGACCGGAATTCCCGGTCCGAGCGCTGTTCCCGTGTTGAACTCCGCGTAAGCGAGCCCGATCGCCTGCCATAGTTCGTGAAGCGGGCTGACGTCCGCGGATTCCGGCGGCCCCTCTTCATATGTTGCGTACGGACTTTGAAACGCCCACGCTTTCGAGCCCTCGAAGGGAAGCACGGATGCAAGGTCGAGTTCCTTCGGTGCACCCGTTTCCAAATCGAAAATGTCCTGAAAATTGATGAAAAAATACACCGGGGGGTCGGATAGCGAATAGACCCCCGAGAGAAGCGAGCAACTAAGAATCCCGAGCAAAGGGTCCGTGTTCGGTAGGTCGCCTTTAAGCCTCGAAGCGCTGCACATTTCTGGGCTTGTGCCGATAAGCCTGGGGCCGATCGCAACCCGGGCAATGCTCTGAATTTGCTCGGTGCTCAAAGGGTCCCCCATCCCTCCTTCTAACGTGTCCGGGTAAGGATATTCCTCGGAGTACGTTTCGAAAATCGTCGCACAAGCCGCGGTGCCTGCGTTTTTCAAGTCCCCTTCCGAGAGCACGGGAGGAAGCGCTTCGAACCGGAAGACAAGCTGCGCGGAAGAAAGCGCCGGGACATCCGCGGATGCAAGCGCTGGCTGAAAAGCTCCGGCGAGCCCGTAGGTTGTTTGATCCGCCGGCGCAAGCGGGTTGCTCGTTCGATACCATCCCGCGAAAGTCCGTTGAAGCTCGAAGGTGACCCAATTCCGAAACGGAATCCGAAGCCGCCAAAGGTTCCCTTGTGTCGCTGCGTACGCTTCGAGCTTTTCCTCTGCCGCAATCCAGCGGGCAAAAGCTTCCTGCTCGATGGCGAGGGAGTTCCGGCAAAGCCGATTAAGCTCGGTTTCCGTGTAGCCGAACATTTCCTCGAAGTCCGTTCGAACCTGGGCGAGCCACGAAATGACCTCGGTTTGTTGTTCCCCGACTTGGGTTTCAATGAGAAGTTGCGCTTCCTGCTGCCGTTCGATGTCCGCGATGAGTTCCTCGTTCGGAGGAACCTTTTCTTCCTCGGATGCAAGCCAGTCTTCCAAACGGGTTTTCCACGCGAGCAAAGCCGCGGAGTTCGCTTCGATGAACTCCACTTGAGCCGACTCAAACGGGATCGGCGCGAGGTCATACCGCATCGTGTTGGCAACTTCGCTTTGTTGGACACCGTAGGGACCGCTTAGGTTTTCAGCGTAGGCTCGGATGCCGATCCACTTCCCGGGCCACGGGTCGAGCTGCGCGGAACTCAAAGCATATCCGCGAATCTCGTCCCGCTTTTCCTGATCCGGCACCGGCGTCTGCGCCGTGTATTGAATCAAGAGCGGGTCGAGCACCTGAATAGAAGAAGTGGTCGTAAATTGTCCCGTCTCTTCATCCCAGCCATCCGCCCCGGTGTAATCGACGCGCGTCCCGGGACCTTCCTCGAGCGGGGTCCAGACTACCGTCTTTTGAATTTCTTGGGCCTTGTAGTACAGGTATGACGCCGCGGAAATCGGCATGTCCACCAGCGCCACGGGTAAAGGAGAATTGCCAAGCGGCCCGATTTGAGCGGTGCCGATTGCCTGCTCAAAGAACGGGATTGCGTGCGGGTGTCCGTAGGTATTCACGCGATGATAAACGGCCCGTGCCACGGGACCAGCACGGGAGCCGGTATTCCGCGCATCATTAGGACCTGCACGCCGAGGTTCGTGCGAAGTTGCTGGAGAATCTTTCGGTATTCCGCTGCCTCGCCCGTTCCGACGATATAAACGTCCCCGTGCCGCGGGTCGGTACCGTCGACGCAATGAGCAATGAGGCACCGGGTTTTTACGACCACCGGCAACGGGTCTTCTTCCGTGGGCTCGGACGTTTCCACCGGGTCCGGGTAATTCTCCCAAAGTCCTTCCGTCCCTGCTTGTCCGATCCAAATCGAAAGCGAAGTGATCGAATATCCGTCGACCGTGCCTTCGATCCAAACGCTTTCCCCGATTTCGGGGCAAGGGAATTGCCCGGGGTCGTCGGCGTTGTCTTCCGCGGAACCGAGAATCGCCCCAAGCCCGGCGACCTCGAAAAGCCCTCCTGTCTCTACGCCCGAAACGTAGCTCTCCCCTTGTATTCGAAGCACAGGAAAAGCGGGGTCCGCCGGGTAACCGGTCGTAACGTAGAACGGTTGAGCGGCAACCCAAGTCGGGTCCAAGGGATTGTCCGACGAGGTGCTTGTCCGCCTTGTGAGGTCCTCGGTCGAAACCGTGGTCCCTGCGGAGGTGACGACGATTCGAACGCCCTTCCCAGGGCGAATGCGGTTCTGTTCGATCTCCGAGCAAATCTGCTGGAGGTGCTGCGCCCGTACCGTGTCGCCAACTTTGATTCGAGGGAGCGCCATTAGGTTCCCGCTCCGTAAAGGTTCACGTCCCACCCTTTGCGACTTCCGACCCATTCATACACATTCTCCCAGACCGCGTTGCTGGCGTTGTAGCGCCCGTCCGCGGAGTTCAAAATGTAGTTGGTCATGCCGCTGCCTGCCGGGTTGATCGGAGGAGAGTCGATTTTGCCGACCGCGGAAAGCGTCGGAGCGCCCGCTTCAAACCGTGTTTGCCGGACGACGACTTTCGGTTCGTAGTACTCTCGGATGCCGCGCATGTATAAGACGTAGAGCACCCCGTAGGCGTCCGTTGCCGTGTAAAGCGAGGGGTCGAAGTAGCCTTGCGCGTTGGTTAATCCGACCCCGAAATTCTTTGGGTCCTCCGGGTTTGCTTTCCACCTGTTCCAAGTGTCCCACCCGGAATTTGTGAGAAGCCCGTCAAACCGCGGGTGCGCCTCGATCGGTTCGGTGGAAGCCGCCGCGGAGACTGTGAGAAGGATGCTATCTGGTCCGGTTCCCCCGCCGCCTCCGCCGCTCGGGCCGCCCCCGGAAATTCCAGCGTAGTAGTACACGTCCTCGCCAGAGTATTCATAGACCCCGTCCTGCGCCTTGTAGGTCTGATTTGCCATCCCCTCCACCTCCGAGCCGAACCCGGAAAGACTTTGGAATGAGCGCCGAAAGGTCTTCGTCGCTGCCTCGGAATTGTAGAGCCATTCCTCCGAAATGAGTGTGCCCATATTTCTATTGGTAAATGGGAGCCGTCACGGTGACTGCTTTCCCTTTGGTGTTGTCGACGATCGTTTTCAAAAGCTGGTTGCTGATCTTCTGTTGGTTGACGATCGGGTCGAAGGTTTGGAACGTCCCGCGGACCGTTCCGCCTCCAAGCGTGCCGAACATCCCGAAGACCTGTTGCGCTCGGGAAAGCCTCGGCGCTTCGGGAGCCGCTGCCTGAGGCGCTGCGAACGTCGACCCTCCGAGCGGAGTCAGTCCGGCCTGTAGAACTCGCAATTCCTCGGCATTTTTTGCCCGTAGCTGGGCGACAAGGTTTGGAAAATTTCTTTCCGCCCCGCCGCCTTGTGCTCCGCCCATAGTGCGGTCCCATGCGTTTTTCAGGACCCTATAAAGAGGGTCACCGATTAACCGGTCAATGTCCCCGGACGTCGGCCACGTCGAGGGGTCAAAGTACATTTTGCCAAGTTCTCCGAGTCTCCGTTGCAATTGCTCCGCGCTCGTGTTTGCTTCCGCAAACGAGTCCTTGGCGCTTTCCTTCATGTCGACTCCTGCTTGCGCGAGTCGCTGCGCGGCCTGAGCGCCGAGGAAAGGGATGTCGAGTTTCGAGACAACCTTCGACAACTCGAGTGCCATCTCTGCAACCGCGCTTTTGAGGATTCCTCGGAGGATGTTCCCGAAAGTCTGAAGTGGTCCCTGTAACCCCTCAAAGATTCCCGGAAGCTTTGCAAACCCTGCGAGGATGAATCCGACTTCAGCCCGGATGCGGGCAAACACGGTTTCCACGCCTTTCAAAAGGTCCCCTCCGGCAAGCTCTTGTTGGAAGAAAAGAACCGCCGCGGAGAATTGTTCCTGAAAATAATCAGTCGCCCGAAGGAAGCCGACTTTGAGCGCCCCGAGGATCAACTCCGTCAGGTTTCCCGTGCGGAACGCTTGGACCATCAGCGCGACCGCCTCCCCTATCTTCGCCCCGAAGGCGGTTTCGTCGAAAAGATTCCCGCTCGCGGTCGCTTTAAATGAATTGAGAATCTGAAGCACCTGGGGCCCAACTTGGCTCGCCAGCCCCACAAAGAACCCTTGCACCCGGATTTTGATCGCGTCGAAAAACCCGAGCCCCTGCGTGAACGCTTTTTGAATCTCCCGGAAGATTCCCGCGCTCGATTGCATCACCGCCGCCTGTGAGCCGAGCGCTTGCCCGACCGCTTCAATATGTCCGCCCGCACCAAAAGCGTCGACCATCGCTTCCGCGTCTTTCCCAAGCAAAGCGAGCGAAAGCCGATTCTGTTGAACCGGGTCCCGCATCCCGCGAAGCGCGTTGGCGACCTTTCTAATGCCCCCTTCCATGTTGAGCCCGGTGAAGTCCCGCGCTGCCAGCCCGAGGGCCGCTAGGTCGGCCGTAGCGCTCGCAGAGCCTGCCCCCGCCGCCGCTACCGCGCTTTGGAGTTTATTCACGGTGCTTTGGGCATCCTCCGCGGAACCCCCGACCGTCTGCATAGCAATGCGGAGCCGCATCAACTCCGAAACCGCAATCCCAGATTCCCGACTGAGCTTTGCGAGATTCCCGCCTTCCACCATTGCCGCATAGGTCCGTTGCACGGCGACCCCAAACGCTACCGCACCGGCGAGGAGAGCTTTTCGCAGCGTCGACATCTTCGCTTCCATCGGAGCCGAGAGAACGCTTTCCGACTGAATGGCGCTCTGCATTTTTTGCAGCCCATTAATGAAACCGGAGATGTCGAGAGAAACGGCGGAGACAATGGCCATAGCTACACTCTGATGGTTTTGTTGAAGATGTTCCCGACCGTGTCGAAAAGCTTCATCGCGTGGGATTCGACGGTGTCTTGAACCGCTCGGTCTATTTTCTCAAAGATGTCACTTTCTTGCACGGTTTGCTTCGCCGCCGTTGTCGCAAGCCGCCCCGCGACGTACGCCGCCCGACGGAGTTTGCGCCCGCGTAACAAGGCGACTCGGGCCTTTCTAAGTACCATAATTTTCCGCGCCTTATTTGCGTAGGAGAGCGCCTTTGCACCAAGAAAGAATTGAGCGGCGGAGACGCCGATATTTATCGAGACCAGGTAAATGTATGAGCCAAGCCCGTGGTGATGGGTGACGGCAAATTCCTGCGGGATCCACCAGCGATCGGAGACGAATTGTCGGAGGTCTTCCTTCATCGTCTTCTTTTGGTCCATCACGATCAACTGGTGGTAAGCCCGGGAAAGTTTGCGAGTCTCAAGCGCCGCTGCAATTCGGTTTCCCGCGCGCCGAAGCGCCGTCCCGGTTCGGTTTCGAAGTTCCCGCCCTTTCTGTTTCAGAAAACGAAGGAAGCCGAATCGATGCGCCTTTGCTCCAAGTTTCGCGAGGGCGATTTTGCCTTTGGGCGGAGGTGTCGTCCCGAAGATGTCCCGGAGAATTTCCGTCCCCTCCCTCCGCCCGGCGTCCATCACCCGACCGTGCATCAAACGACCTGTTGCCCGGAGGCTTGCAGCAAATTGTGCCTTATTGATTCGAAAAGCCTTCGCCATCGTCAACCTCCTCTTCGTCAAGTCCGGCAGCAAAAGCGGTGAGCTTTTCGACCGTTTGTTCGAGCGGTGCCGATTTCGGAACGGTCCAGATTCCCGACGCGTAGAGCCACGCGTGCCAATACTGAAGCGCCCGGGAAAGTGGCACCTCCCAAAGAATGTGTTCTTCGGTCCATCCCGTGTTTTGCGCCAAGGCGAACACCATTGAGGCCGCCCACCCCGGCGCAATTAGTTTCCCGGTTCGTTCGGGTCCTTCGGTGCGTCCCGCTGAATCACATCGACCGATGCGACGGAAATCCCTTCCGAAAGCCGGTTAATTTCCCGCTCCAAAAGCGGAAGGTCCGTGGGTTCAAGCATCCACTCGAACGCGTCAATCTCAGCCTCCGCAATGCCCCGCTGAATCGCTTGGAGCACCTCGGGCACAGGGGTGGATTGCAGCCAAGCAAAAGCGACAACCTGCCGTTGCGTTTCTTCCGTCGAGAGCTTCGTGTTTTCGCCGGTAAACAGCGTAAGCCCGAGCTTTCGACACGCGGTCATCGAACCGATGGTAAATGGCCGGAGCGTCAAGCTTCCGACCGCTCGTTTGGTTTCAAGAAAAGCCTCTTCTGTGGTCATAGCATCCGAAGGAATTTCGATTTCGTTTCTGCGGGACAGTCTGCGGGGATCACGACGGTTTTGTTCCCCCGGCGAATCAGTACCGAGGGAGCCGACGCCTTCACAAATCGGAGAAGGTGCGTCAAATTGTCGTGATACGCTCGGAGGTAGGAAATCGGGTGGTTTGGATTTGCTGCGCACCAGTCCAAATCAAAAAACCGTTTGGTGACCTCCGCAAAAGTCAGTTCTTCCCGCTCCGGGATGGGCTCGAAAACCGCTTTGGTTTCGCCGTCCATAATCCACGTTACCATGCGCTTTGGTCC